AAGAAGCCAAAGTGTATGTTGATCAGAGTATTGCCCAGAGAATTGATGAAAAGGTCTGGGTAGTTCTCCCCTGACAAAGTTACTCACCTTGAAAGGTCCCCTATAGTACAGAGACCACCACATTATGACATCAACCCATATTGAACACCCAGAGGACATGATACTGACAGGTGACCTGTCTGTTATCGATGCACTCTACGATAATGCATTCATCTCTATGAAGATGGATGGTATGTCATTGGTTTGGGGTACTAATCCTGCCAATGGTAAGTTCTTTGTTTGCACCAAAGCAGCATTCAACAAGAAAAAGATTCGTCTGTGTTATACTGTAGAAGATATTCTGACCCACTTTGGACATCAGATTGAAGTTGTAGATATTCTTACTAATTGTCTCTTTCATCTTCCCAAGACTGATAAGATCTATTGGGGTGATTGGCTTGGTTTCGGTCACACTGACGTGTTGACTCAGAATACTTTGACCTATGCATTCCCTGAGGCTATTGATCAGAAACTGGTGATCGCACCACACACTGTTGTCAATGTGTATGCAGAGTTCAGTGATGGTGTATGTGAGCCATTGACCGATACTTTGGAAGATACTAAAATGGTCAAGTGGGTACAACCTTCCGTTGATCGTATGCCACCACAAACCAAGGCACCAAAGATCAACAAAGACATGATCAAGTTCTTGTCTGATAAAGAGGCATATCAGGCCAAACTGGGTATCAATGCATTGATCAAGTCTGGTCAGTATCTTGATGATGCTACACTGACTGACATCCTTGGTTGTGTTCATCTTGCTAATCTTTATCAGTATGTCATGGAGATCAAGCTTGACATCATGGATAGTTTGATTGTTACTGATGCACCAACATCTTATCTTCCAAGTGGTGATATTGCTCCTAATGGTGAGGGTTATGTCTTCCATTCTGAGTGTTATGGTAGTGTCAAACTGGTAAATCGTACCGAGTTTGCCTATGCCAACTTCAACAATGGGTTCGGTACCTAATTACTCACCTCTAAATGTCTCTATTATTGAAGTTACCACCAGATGCTTGGTGGGCTAATTACTACCACAATCGTTTAATGACTACCACCACTAAAAAGTTTTTGATCAATCAACTAAAATTGATCATGTCACTCACTGACGAACAAGTGAATCTCTACACTAGAGAGACTATGTTCAAGGTTGTAGAAGATCTAAGTGGTGGTATTTGTTGGGGAAGTTCACATAAAATTGATGACACTGGCGCTCTATTGACTCCTAATGCATTTCTAAAGTGGAGTCAACACCCAGACAAAACATTGGCCAATGTCATCAAGATGAAGGTGAAAGGTGGTAATAATTTGACAAAAGAGCACTTTGGAGGTGTTCGTAGTGGATCAAAGTTTATATTTAAGTATCACTATGACAAATTTATTAATGATCGCTCTTATGATCTTATCACTGAGTTCTTGACAGATATCGATAAACTTTCTAAAGTGGTTGTATCTACCCGTGAAGAAAATGAGGAGTTTGCGTTAATTCGTAAACGAACACCACAAGACTACAAAGACATCAATATCGATCATCTTTTCTATGTAAAAAATGTATCAAACAAAAAGTTTGTTAAATGTGATCATCATGTCGTAGATTCTGACTTGACTCCGTACTTTCCGCGTGTATTGTTGGCGTCATAGAATTACTCACCTCGAAACGTCCTTTGTATTGTAGCCACTGAACTTGATGATCAAACTTCGCCCACACCAACAGGAAGCAGTTTATGCTCTCCGTCAGAATAGTATTGGGCAGGTCATTGTTCCTACCGGTGGTGGTAAAACACTCATCGCAATCATGGATGCGGTGAAGAGATTTGAGGTCAATGTTCCTCGTACCATTGTTGTTGTGGCTCCTCGTATTCTCCTGGCAGACCAACTCTGTTCGGAGTATATGGAGCACATCACTAATGCTAACGTCTTGCATTGTCACAGTGGTGATACAAAATACTTCAGCACTACTAAGTCTGATCATATCAAACTGTTTGTGGATATGTGTAACCATGTCCGCGAACATACTATCATCTTTACCACATATCACTCGCTTCATCGTGTTCAGGAAGCTGGTATTGCTGTAGATACGATTTACTTTGACGAGGCACATAACAGTGTTCAACGTAACTTCTATCCACCGACAGAGTATTTCAGTGGCCATGCGGATCGCTGTTACTTTTTTACTGCTACTCGTAAGACTAGTGTCACAGTCAACAAACCTGGCATGAACTGGGTTGAGACTTATGGACAGGTGATTGCACGTGTGTCTGCACCTGAACTCGTCAACAACGGTTACATTCTTCCACCTAAAGTCAAGGTGATTGATATGGCCAAGGTTGATAAAAAGTCCCTGACTCCGTATGTTGAGAGTAACAAGATCCTTGAGACCATTGATCAGATCAGGATCAAAAAGATCCTTGTGTGTGTCAAAACCACACGTCAGTTGATGAATGTTTTCAGGACAGACTTCGCTGATCAGTTGAACATGCGTGGTTATTCTTATCTGTATATCACCGCCAAGACTGGTGCTGTCATTGACGGTAAGAAAGTATCGCGTGAAGAGTTCTTCGAGACACTGAATGCATGGGGTAAAGATCCTGCCAAACAGTTTGTTGTTCTTCATCGTTCTATTCTGTCTGAAGGTATCAACGTCTCTGAACTTGAGGCTGTTATCTTCCTTCGTAACATGGATGCGATCGAGATGCTACAGACTGTCGGTCGTGTCATTCGTGTTGGCTCTGAAGCCAAGTCTTATGGTCTCCTGTGTGTCCCTTGCTACAATAATGTCGGTATCTCTACTCAAAAGGCACTACAAAACTGTGTAGATGTTGTCTTTGAGAAGGGTGAGATGTATGATAGTGTAGTTCGTAGATAATATGAAATACACTAACTCTCACATTCTTGATGCTAAACCAGGAGCTCTACCTATCGTGTTTAATGAAAACTTATTGGCTATCCCTATGAGTGGCTCACAAACACAGCTCATGGTTATACATAATGGATCACCCATTAAAGTATGTCGTAACAAGCAATCTGCTTTGACATTGATGAAGAAACTTAAAAAACGATAAAATACCTCACCTTCAAAGGTCTTCTGTAGTATGTCACACACCACACCAAACTGGCAACACCACTCCAAAAAACTTAAGACTACCAAAGGAACTTGTAAGGGTCGTCTAAGGTCTCGTAAGCAAGCTCTAAGGTCACTTAAACTCAAATTATGTACCAAACTATGAATGTTGATTCAAAACTTCTTACTGTCATTGACAGTCTTCGTGATTGTTTATCTGTGGGATCTGAAAGCAAGAGTGATCCTGACAAAGGTTATCCCTATGCTTATGGGTACAACACCGCTGGAATAAGATACGCTATTGACAGCTTAGAAACTGTTGTCGAAGAATACCGCTCCCTCATGTGTGAAAACAATCAATGAAAAAACTATTTGCTTCTCTCCTCGTTGCAGCATCAATTCTGACACCTGGTGTGGCTAAGGCCAACAATACTGCGGAGGATCACCATGCATTGTGGAAGGAATTACAGAATCAAGGTGTAACTACAATCTACAATCACAAACTCCATTGTCCTAAAGATGGGAGTGTTGATGGTAGATATTACCTCTATTCTGCCATGTTGATTGTATGTCAGGACAACATGACTTCACATTTAGTGGAACAACCTTGGACTGAAAATGATTTCGACACCTTGCGACATGAGGCACATCATGTGATTCAAGACTGCGCACGTGGTGTAATTGGTGATGGTGTTTCTCAACCATTCTTTGATGAAGAAACATATGTAGATTTTGTTGAAGCATCTACCATTCCAATGGAACGATTAGAAGAACTATTTGAAATGATGGTCAATGATGGTCTTGATCCAATGACTATTGTGGAGGAGATTGAGGCTTATATTGTAGCTTACGAAGTTCCTGCAGATAGTATCAGGAAGAAGCTAATTGAGACCTGTTCAAAATAACTCACCTTCAAACGTCCCCTTTATTGTAACCCTGCTCTTATTATGAACAATTCATCTCAAATTCTTCGTGAACTTCAAGAACTTCGCAAGACTTGGCGTGCACAGAATTTCAATTATACTTCATCACAACAAGCTCGTTACACTGAACTGACCGATCTTCGCCGTGCATTTGTATCAAAGTGGTACGAAGATGGTGTTGTTTGGACAGGGCCAAGTAATGTGGGTAAAGGTTCAACTACTACGGAGGAAGTTTGATGAAATTCGATCCTGAACTGACCGAGAAGTTTGAGACTGATGGCACTACATTTGAGTACAATCATGCTCGGTGTGAATATCTCTCTGAACAGATCCTTGAACAATATGAGTCAAGGATCAAGGTGATGGGTAATAAGTGGAGGAAATCAAAAAGCAAAGGTAAGAGAGGATTGAAGACTGCACTTAACATTCTTGCATTACACAATGAATGGAATGTTGAGGATAATGATGAAACATTGTATCTGGTATTCAATGATCAAGATGAATGTTTCACAGATGTGACTACAGAGAACGAATACTATGCTAATCCTATCAAGGAGAATGAAGAATGATCTACAACATGGCATCTGACATTGATACCCGTAAAATTGTGTGGGTATATCAACCAACACAGACTACACACAGTTGTGTATCAGTTGCAGCTATC